TATGTTGAGATTAACTCTGATAGAGCTTTTGAAATGGGTATGAAGAAATCATTACTGTCTTTACGAATGCCAGATAACGAGAAGTTCCCTAGGGATATCGTTCGTGGACTAGCTAAGAAGACTACTATGGCCAAACAAGGTCATGCAGTTGAAGGTCGACTTGGTATGGTAATAGACGGCACTGGTTCTGATATTGCTAAAGTGAAGAAGATGAAAAAGCAACTGGAATTGTTGGGATACGAAACAGCAATGGTATTTGTTAACACATCCTTGGATGTGGCCATAGAGAGAGATGATATGCGCTCTCGTTCACTTGGACCAAAGATGGTAACAAAGTTATGGGCGGATGTTCAAACCAATACTATAAAGTATCATAAGTTGTTCGGAAAGAATCTTCATAAGATAGATAACTCTAATGCCGAATCAACACATAAATACATTAACAAAGCATATACTAAGATAATGACTTGGTCAAAGAAACTTCCTGAGAACCCTGCAGTGATTAATTGGATGAATGAGACATGATGACATTCAAGCAACACTTAGAGGAGACTACGGCTATGCGATTAGTAGACTTACTACCAAAGAAGGTAAAACATGCTTTGTATAGATTACTACACAAAGATAAATATAAATCAGCCCTGAATATGTATCATGAATTGATGAAATCGAAAGACCCACATCATGTTAAGATGAGTAAAGACCAAAAGATTAAGGTGGCCGCAGATTGGGCCAACCTAGATACTAAGGAATTCAGAAAGGTTATGGATAGGATAACAAGGTACAAATGATAAATTTAAAACAGTGGTTAGACGAGGGTGTTGGTTCTGGTGGCCTAGCTTATGAAGCTAAGGTGCGAAAAATAGTAGCTAAGGCAATTAAGTCTGATCAAAAACTAAAGAAAACCCACACACTAAAGCCAGACTCTGCTGGAGGATATGCTAACAATGTAGTAGATATGTACATGACTGTTATTGTACCGCCTGACCAAGATGTAGCATTTGAAATCAAGATGGATAAGAATGCTCAAATGGGTGGACCATCTGTTAGGATTAATAAGGGAGGAGATAAGTATTCATTCTCTAAGTCAGCTGAAGCATTAGAAGATGATGTCAAGTTGATGATTATTGAAGCTATTGACTCTAAGGAAAAGCAAATTCGTAAGTACATCAAACGAATGAAGAAAGAAGAGCCTATTGAATTACATAAGGCTAATGGTGATTATGAAGTACCTTTCAAAACAACTAAAGAGTCTTGGGCTGTCCTTCAGAAAGAAGGACTAATGAAGCCTATCAACACTAAGGTCAATTACAACTCTAAGTTTATCCATGATTGGTATGCTAAGAAGAAATGTTACTACATTCAGATTGGTGGATCTGGTCTTTTCTATATGAAAGAGAATCCACTGAACCTTCCTATTCCACAATTGACTGCTGATATTGAAATTCGTATCAGACTAACTCGATCTGGTTCTGGTGGTAATAAAAAATATCCTACTTTAAGGAGTTCACAGTTAAGATGTATAGCAGGCCTAAAGGCAAAGGGCAAGTCTAAGTATTCACTAGACAATGTTAAAGATGCTGCTTACTTATTCGACGTGATGACACCAAATGATTAATTTTAAAAGACATTTAGAAGAAGCAAAGAACACCCACATGATTCATATTGAAGATATGATTATAGATGGTGGTGTTGACGGAACGCGTGCCGCAATAAACGCATTGAGAGATTTACGTAATATGTTAGGAGGAAACACAAATGACACAAAACAAGTCACAGTTAAGTGGGATGGAGCGCCAGCAGTATTTGCCGGGATTGATCCCTCCGACGGAGAATTCTTTGTCGCGAAGAAAGGTATATTCAATAAGAACCCAAAAGTGTATAAGTCTCATGCTGATATCGATGGAGATACTTCAGGTGATTTAGCAGACAAGTTGAAGGTTGCTTATACAGAATTAAAGAAACTAGGAATTAAGAAAGGGGTTTATCAAGGTGACATTATGTTCACTAAGAAAGACCTAAAAAAGGAAACAATTGATGGGCAGAAGTATGTAACATTTCATCCTAATACAATTGTGTATGCTGTTCCTCTTGCTGATGCTAAAGATGTTTTATCATCTAAGCTAGGCATAGTTTGGCATACAAAATATAGTGGTTCATCATTTGAAAGCATGAACGCTTCATTTGGTGTGCCTTTATCGACATTTAAATCAGTTAAGAGTGTTTGGCAAAAGTCTGCTGACTTCCCGGATATCTCTGGATTGGCTACTTTATCAAAGAAAGAGACTAATGAAATCACAAAACACATCTCAACTGCTGGAAAGCTCTTCAACAAAATCAAAGCTAACGCGCTTAAAGACATATCTACAAATAAAGATATTAATTTATTTATCAATACCTTTCGCAATACGAAGGTGCGAGCGCAAGTTGAAATCTCTAATACGCAAAAGCACGTAGACGAGCTTATTGCTTGGATACATAATAGATATGATAATGAGATAGATAAGCTCAAGTCTGATAAAGGCAAAGCTCGAAAGAATGCTAAGAAGATTGAAGCTTTAGAGTGGTTTTCTAGTGAGAATAAAAAAAGCTTAAAATTGGTGTTCGATATGCAGAACGAAATTGTTGCTGCAAAGAAGAAACTGTTAGTACATTTAGATAGTATGGATAGTATAAATACCTTTGTGAAGACAAAGGATGGCTTTAAAGTAACCGGTGCTGAGGGTTACGTTGCTATTGATCATTTAACTAACGGTGCAGTAAAAATCGTTGATAGAATGGAATTTAGTTTTAATAATTTCAGCAAAGGTATAATAAAAGGATGGGAATCGGATGCAAGAGGATAATTTAAACGAAGAATGTGGATGTGAAATCCATGAAAATCATGAGGATTGTGTCGAAGGGGCAGAAGGTTGTACGTGTGTGAAGCAAGAAGCGCTTGACCACATGCAACGCATGGCCAAGAAACAAGCCATGAAGAGAATAAAGGGTAAGATTAAAATGGGTAGGAAGCGTAATGCTAAACGCCTAAAGACCCCTGAAAAAATTAAAAAGACAGCTCAGAAAAAAGCTAGAGATATGATTGCTAAGAAATTGGTAAAGGGTAAGGACAAGAAAGATATGTCATACTCTCAAAGACAAAGTCTCGAAAAGAAGCTAGCTAAGAAAAAGGGCGCGATCGCCAAGCTAGCACGTAAGCTGAAGGCTAAGGTCAAAACAGCTGATAAAGATAGAGTTAAAAAAGCAAGAAGTAAATAATATGCTGCATAGTTTTAAGGAGCATTATCTAGCGGAAAAAGCAACCGAATCATTAGTTGTCACTTTCGGCCGTTTCAATCCTCCAACTAATGGACATGAAGTATTATTGAATAAAGTCGCGAAGGTAGCTAGTGGATTAACTTATCGGATATATGCATCCCAATCCAACGATCCGAAAAAGAACCCACTATCTTATAAAGACAAGATTAAGTTTATGAGGAAGATGTTCCCTAAACACGCTCGCTCTATTATCATGGATAAGAAGGCTCGAACCTTGTTTGATATTCTTAACATAGCATATGCTGATGGATTTAAGAAGATAGTAGTAGTAGTAGGATCCGACCGAGTAAAAGAATTTGATAAAATGTTGAATAAGTATAATGGTGTTAAAGGTAGACACGGAATGTATGACTTTGAAGACGGTGTTAACGTAGTATCAGCTGGAGAAAGAGACCCCGATGCTGATGATGTATCTGGAATGTCTGCATCCAAATTAAGAGCTGCAGCAGTTGATAATGATCTGATTAAGTTTACTAATGGATTGCCATCAAACTTCCGCGACGCTGAAGACTTAATGATTGCTGTTAGGAAAGGTATGGGATTAAAAGAATCTACTGATTTTAGAAAAGAAGTAAAATTTAAAAGAACAACAATGCTTCGTGAGAAGTATATTGAGGGTAACTTGTTTGAAGTGGGTGATAAAGTAGTTATTGCTGAGACAAGAGAAAGTGCAGTTGTGGTTAATCTAGGACCAAACTTCGTAACAGTTACAGTTGATAATGAAGACAGAAATGTATGGATTTCTGATATTTGTAAGGAGTAGTGATGAAGTTTAAACGCAAAGGAGCTTACTCAAAAGCTATAGCAAGAACAAATGGATTGTATCAATACAATGGAGTTCTTCTAGTGAGAGGCAATTTTACCCAGGAAGAGGTTGATGAGTTCAACAAAGGGTTGGAAGAGGTACGGTTAGGAGATGTAAAACTAGGAGTAGTCAAACCTGACACATATCAAAAGATAATTGGTGATGAAGAGATGGATGAGAAGTATAAGTATTCAAACAGGTCTTCTAAAGAAGATTTGGAAGAGTATGGACGAACCATTGGCATAGAACTAGATAGACGACGAACTAAGAAGAGCCTTCTTGGACAGTTAAAAGACTTTCTGAAAAGAAAGAAATAAACTTCACCTATATAATGTATGACTATGAAATTATCAAAAGAAAGTTTTGAGCTATATGCTTCGAAACATTATGTAAATGGCAACTGGTGCACCACTGATGACTTCAAGGGTGACCTAGCCAGGTTTAAATATGTAAGTAGACTCATCAATCGATATTATAGAGATGATGATCTAAGGGAAAGATTAATACTGAATCACATTATTATATTAGGTAATGTATTTGGCCCAGCAGAAGCTGCCAAGATGATGATGTTTAATCTAAAATCGGAGCAAAGGAGTGTATTAAAAACCTTCTTGGTATACTTAAATTACCTTCCGGAAGATATGTATATTAGGGTTCCATTGGATGCTGATATAGTAAGTACATTAAGGAAATTATAAATGGCGATTACGAGAGCTGCAGATCTATACTACTCGTATAGGTTTTTAAAAATAATGGTGACTAAGTGGAAGGACCAAGAAGCCTACAAACTTGGCATCATTGATGATGATGGTAAGAATCTTATTAGATATAAGGATTTAACTACGTCTGAACAACGTGATGCATTTACAACATTCCATAGACTAGTATTCAACATCAAACGCATTTTAGAGAAGGTCCCATTCGGTAAATCTCGAGTTTCTTCATACGCAGCTGCACTATTCCTATTAAGAGAAGAAACGGGCATGGCAGAATCTACTATAATTGATGCCTTAGAGGAACTAAGCGTCGATTCTACAGGAGATCTTTCTGAAGCGGCAGTTCTGCCTGGACAATATATACTTTCCGAGGAAATATCGCTAGATTTTCCTAAGGGCTATGTAGTAAATGTTATAGGTCATCATTCCACTTTTATTGGCGTAGAGCTCTACAAAACTGAAGAAAATATTTTAATAACAGCATCAAATATCCGTTGACATATTGGGTAAGATCTTGTATAATAGTAACTATACTTAACCAGAATTTATAATGGAGAATTTGAATGGCAATGACTTTACAAGTTACAAAACGCAATGGTAATAAAGAACGATTTTCTCTTACCAAAATTCATAAGATTTTAGAATGGGGATGTGCAGACATAACAGGTGTCTCTGTATCTGAAATCGAAATGAGGGCAAACGTCCAACTGTATGATGAAATGGATACTTCTAGTATTCACGACCTTCTAATAAAGAGCTCTGCAGAGTTAATCACAGAACACACACCAAACTATCAATACGTGACTGCTCGTTTGATTAACTATAAGCTACGTAAATATGTTTACGGCCAGTACGAGCCGCTACACATTAAGGAAATTATTCAAAAGAATATTTGGTCTGGTGTATATGATTCAGAGATACTTACGAAGTATACGGAACAAGAGCTCGACCATATTAATGATGTGATAGTCAAACACGATAGGGACGACTTGTTTACTAATGCTGGTATGGAACAGTTTAGGTCGAAGTATCTTGTGCAGAATAGAGCGACTGGGGAAATATACGAAACACCTCAAGTACTTTATATTATGATTGCTATGACATTGTTTGCTGAGTATCCTAAGGATACTAGAATGTCATATGTGAAATCATTCTACAATGCTGTAAGCCAATTTTATATCTCACTACCTACACCGATTATGGCAGGAGTGAGAACTCCTACACGTCAGTTTTCATCATGTGTTGTATTAGAATCTGGAGACTCATTAAATTCTATTAATGCTACTGCGTCATCGATTGTATCGTATATTTCTAAGAAAGCTGGATTGGGTATCAATGCTGGTAAAATTAGGGCTGTGGGTTCTCATATTGGTGATGGTTCTGTCGTTCATACTGGACTTATTCCATTTCTCAAATACTTCCAAAGCGCTGTTAAGAGTTGCAGTCAAGGTGGTGTTCGTGGTGGGGCTGCTACTGTGTATTTACCAGTATGGCATTATGAGTTTGAAGACCTTGTAGTATTAAAGAATAATAAAGGTACTGAAGAAAATCGTGTTAGGAATATGGATTATGCATTCCAATTTAACAAACTGATGTATGAGCGATTACTATCTGGGGGAGATATCACATTCTTCTCACCCCATGATGTTCCTGGGTTATACGATGCATTCTTTGAAGACCAAGAAAAGTTTGAGAAGCTATATGTTAAGTATGAGAAGAAAAGGTCTATCCGTAAAAAGACTCTTCCTGCTTTAGAAGTATTCTCTCAATTCCTTACAGAGAGAAAGGAGACCGGTAGAATCTATTTGCAAAATGTTGACCATGCTAATACTCATGGTGCATTCTTAGAGAAGCAAGCACCTATTCACCAGAGTAATCTTTGTTGTGAGATTAATCTTCCTTCTAGTGGACTGTCATCATATGATGATACAGAAGGAGAGATTTCATTGTGTACACTATCAGCTATTAACTGGGGATTGATTAATGATCCAAAAGAGTTTGAAACCTATTGCGACCTGGCGGTTCGTTCATTAGATGCTCTTCTTGATTATCAAGGATATCCAGTGAAGGCTGCTG